GTCTTAGGGTGCTTGATCTTCTGCATTGCGATCTGGGTCTTCCAACGGCGGCTGACCTTTAACTGCGTGGACTTCATGTCGATGACAGCAGGTTGATACGCGCCGTCTCCACCCAACACCAAGCAGTAGTGCTGGTCTGACTTGACCAACTCGTTGCCTGTCGGAAGGATTTCCTTGGAACCTTGACGCGAGGTGCGCTGCAAGACTAGATCAGTTGGGCTGATCTCTCCGCGGAAACCACCGCCTTGGTCACGAGGTGTGAACTCCAGATACTTGGTGGTCTGGTAGCAAGGAATAATCGTTACGCCGTCATCGCCCTTCCAGACTTCGCCCGTCACAGTGTTGAACATATCTCCCTGCTCCGCACCTTCGATGTACTCAGGCTTCTTCTTGCCAAGCTGTGGGGACAACGCTTGTAGTGCCCGAACAAACGGGATCTGCATTTCATCTGCGCCAAAGGCAGCGCCCTCGCCTGCAAATTCTAGGATGTCGTCCATGATGTCTGTGCTTAACTCTGCATTTTTTTTTGTTGCTACTTGATTAGCCATTGTTCTTTGCCTTTCTAATCGCATCGTCTTGACGCTTCATGTCCGCTTCAATCGCATCGTCTTCGATGGACTGTTGGATCAAGTGGAAATCTTCAATCGTTTCCTCAAAAGTCATGGCCTCTTGCCGGAACTTTTCCTGTATGAAGTTAATCGGTCCATCATCCAATGGATCAAGTATGCTATCCATCTCTTTGAGTTGGTCTTGTTTAGTAATGCCCATCACGCTTTCCTCTTAATTACTGCTGTGTTTGATATGAATGCCCCGAACAGGTCGAGGTCGATTGGTTTGCCGTCAGTGATGCGCTCTTTAACGAACGCCTTCAGTGTTGACGGGTGAACGTGGGTCTTGGTCTTCGGATCGAAACCCTTGTCACGCAAGATGCCGATAACATCTCCCGCCACGTTGTCTTCTCCCTTGCCAAACGAACAGGTCACATCGTTCTTGATGATGTCGTCCAGCCCATTGGACCGGAGCCACTCGAACGCTTGGTCCTTGTTGGCAACAGGAATGCTTGCCGCAACAATCATCCTACGCTCCACGGTCACGCCGTCTACATCTAGACGCTCGACCCCCATCTCATCCATCAATGCTGGGATGTTCTCCACCGAAAGCCTGTGCTTCTCTTGCTTTAAAGTTTTCAGGTGTGTCTCCGCATCCTCGATGTCTTGCTCTACAGTGCGGAGGTTTCGGACCAGTTGGCTTAGTTGCTTCCCTGTTCCTGTGTCAACTCGACTGACCGCGTCAGCCTCATCGAAGATGTCTTCAAATATGTCGCTCATAAAGTTTTTCCTCTTCAGGGTTGATTTGTCTGGTAGCCTCATGCTATCCGTGTAAAGACATTAGTGGAGGTATGTGATGACTGTCAACTACAAATATAAATTAAAACCATTCGACCACCAGAAAGATTCTCTGAAGTGCGGTTGGGACCGCACCGAGTTCGGTTACTTCATGGAGATGGGAACAGGCAAGTCTAAAGTTCTGATCGACAACATGGGTATGTTGTTCCTGGCTGGCAAAATAAACTTTGCTTTAGTCATCGCACCAAAGGGTGTGTACCGTAACTGGGTAGCCAAAGAAATCCCCGAGCACATGTCTGATGACGTGCCGCACCGTGTGATTCGCTGGGTCAGTGGACCTAACAAGAAACAAAAGGAAGAGATGCGCTCGGTCCAAGATCCATTCGCTGGGCTGACAATCTTCGTGATGAACGTCGAAGCTTTCTCCTCGCTCAAGGGGCAGAAGGCTGGAGAATGGATGGCTCGTGCGCTTGGCGATTGTGGTATGATAGCCATCGACGAATCAACTACGATCAAAAACCACAAGGCCAAACGCACTAAATCTTTAATGAAGATCGCGGCGCAGTTCAAGTACAGAAGACTGTTGACAGGGTCTCCCGTTACAAAAAGTCCGATGGATATCTTTGCACAGACAGAGTTCCTACGTCCAGGTCTCTTGGGTTACGAATCCTACTACGCTTTCCAAGGTCGGTACGCTGTCACGCAGCGCAGATCGATGGGAGCACAGGCATTCCAACAGATCGTGGGGTACAAGAACCTCGATGAACTGACTGCGAACATTGATCGTTTCTCTTTCCGAGTGCTGAAGAAGGACTGCCTCGATCTTCCAGAGAAAATATACACCGTGCGCTACGTCACGCTGACAGATGAACAGGCCAAGATGTACAGCTTGCTGCAACAACAGGCCATGCTCCTGTTCGATGACGGGGAGATGGTGTCAGCCCCAGCAGTAATCACGCAGATGCTACGCATCCAGCAGGTAATGTCAGGCCACCTCAAGACAGACGATGGTGAGATGAAGTACTTCCCGTCCCGTAGGATGGATGCGCTCGAGGAAATCACAGAGGAACACCAGGGCAAAGCAATCATCTGGTCACGGTTTCGGTACGACATCATCCAGATCACCGAGATGCTGAACAAAAAGTATGGCAAAGGCAGCGCCGCTGCATACTTCGGGGACACATCAGATGATGACCGTGCCACCGCTGTGCTAAACTTCCAGAACCCTAACCACCCGCTACGTTTCTTCGTTGGTAATCCAGCCACCGCAGGCTATGGTCTGACTTTGACCGAGGCTAACCTCGTGGTATACTATGCCAACGACTTTAATCTGGAGACGCGCATCCAATCAGAGGACCGTGCTCACCGGATCGGACAGAGAAACAACGTGACCTATGTAGACTTGATCTCGGAAGGCACACTGGACGAAAAGATCGTCGAGTCACTGCGCAACAAGATCAACATCGGAGCAAAAGTATTAGGGGAGCAAGCAAGAGAATGGCTGACTTTGACGCCGAGAAAGTAACCAAGATCATGGAGGAGCGGGCCACTGGCTACGCTTCTCGTGACACCGCAGCGAAAGAACTCATGGAACTGACAGGCCTAGACTACGATGTAGCCAAAGCTTTCTGCTCCAACCTCAAGCGCAGGGGATCCGCAGGGATTGCCGAGGTTCGGGGCTACAAGAAGGGTGAGTTCCCAGCCAAGAAAAAGACCCCCTAGTCTGGAGACAGGGGGCCAAGGTGACAGGAAGAGCAGTGTCTAAACAATAGACGGCTGTATTTCTTTTTGCAACGATCTTTCTGCAACCTCTTTGCGTATCAGAACCGATAGTTGTCGGGCCATGGACCGCTGATCGGCACGAGATATCTCGAGCAGCAGCTCATGGTCCTCTTTTAACAAGCCAATGTTCTTAAACTTCTGTTTGTCTTCGTCGTCTAACTTCTGCCGTGCCATGTGGGCCCCCTAGTACAAGAGTAATTGTTGTCCGCTTATACTCCACATGGTTGCGCAGTGCAAGCGTTAGCGAAATTGGTCCGCATTACGGGCCCAAAGGCAGAATGTCGCCCGCTCCTGGACAGGTCCACCGTGGACATCGGCCTTTGCAATCAGCGACTTGTTGAACAGGCGAAGGCATGAGTTGCCCACGGTCTTTGTGTCAGCGTCCACTGCATCTGCAAGGTCGGAGCTCGTCCAGTAGGACACCTCTTCGTCCCGCAACAGGTGCAAAATCTCCTGATCTAACTCCGCAGCGGAGCGCACCTTGGGGTGCTCGACCTCTGGTAGCACCTCCTCTTGTCCTTGCTGCTTTTCCGCGGATACTCGGATCGCCCGCCATGGTGTCTCGGCTCTCTTGTCCTCGTAGTTCGCGATGGTATGGGCCTCGACGATATCCCCAACATCCAGCGATACCCGTTCCACAAGACGCTGGTTGAAAAACACCGTATCTCCTGACTCGTTCGATCCGAACGCACTGCCCGTGTAGGTCAGGCCCTCGATCATCACCCGCATTTTGTTTGTCTCAAATGATCTGTTCATTTCCATAGTTTTATTCTCCATTTGTGCTTGCTACTTCTTCCGCGGTCCTCGGTAATCCATACCGTTTCTTCGTGTCGCTGACCGCCTGTTGAGTGATGCCCAAGATCTCTGCTATGTCTCTGTAAAGCATGCTCTTGTTCATCAGGTTGTTTATGATCTCCGCTTGGGCCGACAACTTTAGCTTCTTTCTCTGCATTAGATCTGCATCGTCCGCATCCCGTGGCTGGCGTTTCTTAGGTTCCGCCGCCATCGGGTTGAACTTCCGGTCAATCAATAACTGCTTGAGCCAAAGCTCTCGGTAATATTCCTCGTATCGAATGCGCAGTTCCTCGGTCATATGTTCCTCCCTTCTTTTCTCAACTTACTTGTAAAGTCTTTGAGCTCCCAGGTTGCCTCGCGTAGTTCGTTTGCTATCGATGGACGGGCATCCCTTCGATAGCGTTCGTCCTGGAGCCGATCTACTTGCTGGCGAAGGTGCCGTAGTATGGTCTCTTCTGAGGGTGATAGTAGTATCACTTCACAACCTCCCACACATTCTCTTCTGACTGACCTGACGGGACTGTGGTTCCCGTAGCGCGAATCAAATGTCTATTATGAAGAATGGATAAGTTCGTCCGGACAATCGATAGCTTGATACCAGAGCGAGCCGATACCTGACGCGCGGACCCCCGACCTTGAGCCAGTTCCGACAGAACTTGCTCCGGACGTTTCAACCTACTGTTGGACTTGAAATTGCCAAACATCTTGTTCCAAAATTCTCTAATCATCTTTTTTCTCCTTTGTTTCCCACGGTGACTTCGGCAGCGTAGGTGGTTTGGTTATGCGGCTCCGGTTCGATATCGCTACAGCAACAGCAATCCGGTGCTTGGTGATCGGGGAAAGGGGTGGATGGGAAGGATTGAACTTACTCCAAACAGCCTTCACCACAAATCTCCAAATACCTTAGAAAATACTTCGTCTAGTATATCGTCCATCTGTTTATTTGTCATCTTGGTCCTCCCTCCATAAATCAAACTGATACGGGTGCGTCACCGTCTCCCGCTGCGCGTCCATAATAAAAACCTCCTCGCTGGGAATGCCCTCTCGTTTCGATATCTCTGCTTTCGCCAAACCCTTCGCTTCAACCCCGTGCCTCGCATCAACCCAAACAGTGCGCGAAACAACGAACTCACAGATCACCTCATACGTTGCCATCTTCATCCTCCAACGCGATCTCCCCGCTCCCGTCACAGGCCTCACAATGCCGCATCTCTTCATACGGCTCACCAATATCTCGGCTGGATGACTGAGGCTTGAAGACCTCAACAGACTCTAACCCTTCGCCATCGCATACCGGACATGGGCCCGTGCTATTCATTTCCTGTAGCTCCATCAGCCACGCTTTTACCTTACCCATTATGTGTTCCTTTTATCCATTGTATGTCCCGAACTAATTCGGTTTTCTCTTTGGTTACTTGCTCTAATTTCTGCGTCAAACGCGCAATCTCTGTGCGCTGCTTGGCTATCTTGCTCCTTAGTTGAGCCGTGACCGTGTCCTTCATGAACTAGGTCTCGCCTTCGGGCGCATCGTGTAGCTCGAAGCTATATCAGTCGATTTGCACTGGGCCATGCTGTCACGGTACTCGGCGTAGATCGTAGGATATATCTCGTCCATCGCATTGGCGCAGGTAGACTGATCTCGAAACAAAAACTCCGATACAAAAGTTTGATCATCAATCGTGTATGTCAACACAAGCATGTGCCAGAATATCATTGTTCATCCTCCT